TCAGGGTTTGGGATAGAATGATGATAGAACACTATAATAAAAAACAAGAAGATAAGCCTTCCACAAAGAAATAATAAGTAAGATGTAAGGAAGAATTATGGATTTAGTTAAAATAGGTTTTGTTGTTTCAGCTAACGGTTTGAAAGATGCTAACAATGAAGTAGATAAACTTCTAAACCGTGTTGATAAAATTGGTAGTGGTAGTAAAAAGAATGCTTCAGATTTTGAGAACAGTCAAAAAAGAATTAAAGATTCGTCTAAATCTACAACTAATGAAATTGATAAGACAACTAAAGCTTTAGAACGGCAAAGGTTGATTGGTGACTATCTTGCCAAAGGTTTAGACAGGGCAACTGCTACAGCTATCGCTAATTTTAAACAGCTTGGTGGAACTACTTCTCAAGTTAACGATTTAATGACATCTTTAGTAAATAATAAAGGTATTATACAAACGCAAAAAGACGTAGTTAATCTTGCTAGGAATCAAGCAAAAGCAGCAGAAGATTTAGAAAAAGCTCGTGTTAAAAGATTTTCTGCTGAACAAGATCAGTATCAAAAGAATATGGAGCTTATCAAGTCGGAAGCTGCTGCTCAAAAAGCTGCTGCTCAAAAAGTTATAGATGATGCAGAAAAAGCTCGTGTTAAAAGATTTTCTGCTGAACAAGATCAGTATCAAAAGAATATGGAACTGTTAGCGAGAGAAACTGCTGCTAAAAAAGCTGCTGCTCAAAAAGTTATAGATGATGCAGAAAAAGCAAGGCAGAAGAAATTCTCAGCAGTACAAAAAGAATACCAACAAAATATGGAAAGGTTGGCACGTCAAACTGCTGCTGAAAAAGCTGCCCAAGAGAGGTCAGTACAAGCAGCAGAAAAAGCTAGGCAACTGAAGTTTGCAGCAGTGCAAAAGTATTATCAACAGCAGATGGAACTCTTAGCTAGAGAGACTGCTGCTCAGAAAGCTGCCCAAGAAAAAGCAACACAGAATGCAGAAAAAGAAAGACAAAAACAAATAGCAGCAGCAGAAAGGGCTAGACAAGCAGAAATTCGTGGTCAGGCAACACCCTCTACAAGAAGTGGAACATTTGATCAGATTAAAGGTATTGCAGCATACGCATTACTCTCTACTGTTATCTATGGTGCAATGACTGCAACCTTTGGTTTGATTGCTGCTACAATTAAAATGGCAGACGAATATACATCTACACAACAACGTTTAAAACTTTACATTAAAGACTCTCAAACATTGGGTGAAGTAAATACTTTCTTAGCTAAATCTGCTATTCAGAACAACGTAGGTTTAAGAGAAAATGCTGCACTGTATGCTAAGTTAGCCCCTGCTATGCAACGTATTGGTGCTAATACAGCAGCAACTAATCAAGTAGTAGATGCTTTCGGTAAATCACTTCGTATTGGTGGTGCTACAGCAATGGAAGCAGCGTCAGCTACTATTCAGTTTGCTCAAGCAATGGCATCAGGTAAGTTAGCAGGGGATGAGTTTAGATCAATCTCTGAAGCTTCTCCACGCTTCTTAAAAGCTATTGCAGATGGTAGTGGTATTGCTGCTGAAAAACTTAAAGCAATGTCTTCAGCAGGAGCTTTAACAACAGAAGTAATCGCTAGAGCTTTAGTTAAAGAATATCATAACTTATCTAAAGAGTCTGAAAGTTTAGGGTACACCTTAGAACAAGGTACAAACGCTTTAAAAACAGGTTTCATGTCTTTAGTTGGTGAGTTCAACGAAGGTGCAGGGATCACTAAATATCTTGGAGAACTCATGGCAGGCATGGGTGTAGATATGATTAATAGTGCTGAATCTGCTAAACAATCAGGAGAAGCTTTTAAAGAGTGGGTCGGAGAAAACGCCAAAACAATACAAACTGTAGTGGATGCTATAAAACTGTTAGCTATAACTGTCGTTTCAAAATATGTAGCTAGTATGGTTGTTGCTGGAGCGATTTCGCTTAAAACGGCTTACAGTCTAAATGTAGCATCGCTAGGTGCTACAGCAGTTCAGCGTGCTTTTGGTCTTGCTGCCATAGCAGCAATTAGATTAGGTGGTGCGCTTGCGACTTTAGCTACTCCGAAAAACTTATTTACTTTAGGTTTGACGGTTGTAGGTGTTGCAGCTAGTTACTTGTTAATGAGAGATAACGCAGCAGAAGCTACACAGAAACTTGTTGAACAAAGTAAGTATGTCGATATAACAACAGAAGCATATCAACGCTTGAATAAAGAACAACAGTTGAATGCTCGTTCTAGTGTTGTCAATGATATGAACGATGTCAATAAGAAACTAGATGAACAAGCAAACGCTGTTGAACGTGTTTTAAAAAGCTATGTAATGTCTAGGCAGTTTTCAGGTTTAGGTGTAGATAGTGGTACAAAAGATGTTCTTGATAAAGTGACAAAAGGTGTAATCAGTTATGATACAGCTTTGAGATTATTATCTGAGAACAAGAGTATTCCTAAAAACATCGTAGAAGATTTCAAAAAGGAAAAAGAAATCTACGATGAAACTGCTAAGTCTGCTGTTAAGTTTAGTGACGCTGCTAAGATAGTTGGTTCATCAACAGAAATAGCAGGTAATAAAGCACAAAACGCTACCCCTTTAATTAAAGGTTTATCTGACCAATCCAGTGAGTTAGGTGATAAGGTCGATATTGCAGGCAGTAAGGTTAGTAAGTTCGCAACAGATTTGAAAAAAGCTATTCAGGACAGTAAAGACACATATGATCTTATGTCGAAGTTTGATCTCGATGAAACATATGCTAAAAAACTTGTAGACCGTGTGAATGAAAAGTTTGCAGGAACACAAGGTGTCATTGATAAAGCTGTTGAGAAGATTCAATCTGCTGAGAAGGCTTTAAGTACGCTTGAAGCGAAAGACCCTCAACGTAAAGTGATACAGTCTAGTATTGATAAAGCTAAAGAATCTTTAGACGTTAGTAAGAAACTCGCAGAAGTGAGAAAGAAAACTCTTGCTGAAGTAGATGTCCCTCTTGTGCAACAAGCACAAAAAGAAGCTGAACGAGTTGCTGAATTAACAAGATCAAGAAGTAAAGCAGATAAAGATGCAGCTAAATCGAGAAAAGAAGCTGAGAAAGATTTAAAGAAATTCAAGGTACAAGCACTTGAAGCTCAAACTTACTATGATGTTCTTCAAAAAGTAAATAACTTAGATATTGCTCGTATTGCTAGTCAAAAAGAGTATATTAATATTTACAAAGATAATCTTGCTGTTGCTACTGAGTTAGCTAACATTCAAGAAATGACTCGTAGAGAAGAAAATCGTCAAGAGTATAATAAATCTTTAAGAGATCAGGTTGAGCAATTATCTGTTATTGCAGGCTTAACTGAAGCTGGGGCGGATTACGAAACAGCTAAAGCTTTAGCTGCTGCTGGATTTGTTAATGACGCTAAAGGAAGAGCTGCTGCTGAAAAGACAATAATGAATACCTTAACTGGTCAATCATTTGCTTTATCAGATCAAATAACTGATCAAGAGACTTTAAATCGTTATCTAAAAGAAGGTTTAGGGATAGAGGAAGCAAGGTTTAAAGTTGCTCTATCTAGGATTGCTAAGTTAAGTGGTGGTAAAAACGTCTTTGGTACGTTTGGAGAAGATTTTGAAAATGCTATGAAATTGTTGCGTGAAAAACGTGCAACAGAAGCGTCACAAATCAAAATTAATTCTTTGAACAGAGAAGCTGACTTACTTACAACTAGTATGGCGTTTAGTTATACAGCAGCAAGTCTAGCAGCAGCTAAATTATCAGCTTCAACTCAAGGTTTGTTGTATAGTCAAGCTGAAATACAACTGACGAAACAAAACGAAGTTGATCTAATTACTGAGCAATACGAAATCTCATTGAAGATAAGTAGTTTGTTATCTCAAGATAGTGAAGTAATGAGAGATATTAAATCTCAATACCCAACAATCTTAGAAGCAGATGCACAGCGTTTAGAGACAGCTAGAAAACTTTTAGAGATTACTGAAGCATATTCAGCTAAACAACAAGAACAGAAAAAGAATCCTTTTGGGGATTTCAGTAATGTTAATTTTGATGTGTTTGGTGATATTGGTAATCCTTTTAAAGAAGCTTTAGATGGTTTAAATGCTCTTGTAGGTGGAAGTGGTCAGTTAGAGTCGAATCTTGCTTTAGTTGCTGCTAAAATTGAAGACCTTAAAACACAATCTTTTGTTGAAGATATGTTTGGGAATCAAA